CCATTATGGAGGAGCTTGAAAAATATTCAAAACTCGCCACAGATGACCTGAAGGCCGCTGTGAAAGAAACTGCTGCTTCCGTCCGTAAGGATATTCAGGCAGGCGCTCCGGTCGATACCGGCAAATACAAGAAAAGCTGGTCGGTCAAAAATATGCACGAGGATTCACAGAGCATTGACCTTGTAGTGCATTCGAGGAACCGCTATCAGCTGGCACACCTTCTGGAGCATGGGCATGTGAAACGTGGCGGCGGTCGTGTTCCGGCACAGCCTCATATCGCCTCAGCCGAGGAGCGCGGAAACGAAAAGCTCGTCAATACCATCAAGCAGAAGCTGGGAGGTGGATCATGACATACGACGATGTAATCACCATGTTAGAGGAAGCCGGTCTGCCGCTTGCCTACGACCATTTTGCCGAAGGCGAGTCACCAGACCCACCCTTCCTCGTTTTTCTATATCCGGGCTCTGACAATATGTTCGCGGATGACACGGTGTTCAAGAAAATTGATGAGCTGAACATCGAATTATACACGGACGTAAAAGACTCGGAAACAGAAACCCAGATCGAGGACATCTTAATCGCCCACGACCTGCCTTATGAGAAATCTGAGGTATGGATCGAGTCGGAGAAGCTGTACGAGGTCTTATATCAAACACAGATCATAGGAGGTTAAAACTATGCCTAACACGAGTAACAAGGTCAAGTTCGGCCTTAAAAACTGCCACTACGCCATTGCTACGCTTGCCGCTGACGGCACTGTCACCTTTGGTACACCCGTAGCAATGCCCGGTGCCGTATCCCTTTCGCTGGATGCTGAGGGAGATAATGATCCATTCTATGCGGACGACTCCGTATATTACATGGTTTCAAACAACAACGGCTATTCCGGCGACTTTGAATTGGCGCTGATCCCGGAGAGCTTTCTTACGGATGTCATGCACGAGACTGAGGATGCAAACGGCGTCATTGTTGAGAACAAGGATGTAGAGCCGGAGCATTTTGCGCTGCTCTTTGAGTTTTCCGGCGACCAGAGAAAGATCCGTCACTGCATGTATTACTGCAGCGCGACCCGTCCTTCCGTCACCGGCAGCACCAAGGAGGACTCTACCGAGGTGCAGACTGAGACGCTCTCCATCACAGCTTCTCCGCTCCCTTCCGGCATTGTGAAGGTCAAAACAGGTACGAACACTACAAGTGCTGTTTACGACGCTTGGTACAGCTCTGTATATGAGCCGAGTGCTTCAGTAAGTAGCGGTGAATAAGGAGGCGCGATATGGCAGTAACAAAAACAATCGAAGTTGACGGCAAAGAGGTGCAGTTCCGCGCCTCAGCCGCCATTCCTCGCCTTTACAGAAATAAGTTCCACAGGGATATTTACAAGGATTTAAACGAGCTGCAGAAAGGCATCGATGAAAACGACACAGAAAGCTCCAATCTGGACACTTTCAGTCTGGAGCTTTTTGAGAACATCGCATGGCTGATGGCAAAGCATCAGAATCCTGATGTCCCGGATACTCCGGAGGACTGGCTCGACCAGTTCAACACCTTCTCCATTTATGAAATCCTGCCTCAGATCATCGAGCTGTGGGGACTCAATGTGGAACAGCAGGTGGAATCTAAAAAAAACATCATCCGACAGAGCGGGAAATGACAACCCCGCTCTTTTTACTCCGGTGTGTGCAGATCGGGCTTTCCATCTCGGAGCTCGACCTGCTCACTATCGGGACTGTCAATGACATGTATGCAGAAATGAGCAACGACGATTACAACTATCCTGCGCTCGCGACACAGGAGCAGATGGATCGATTTTAACAGGAAGGAGGTCACCGCATGGCCGACAGAATAAAAGGCATAACCGTGGAAATCGGCGGCGATACGACCGGCCTTTCCAAAGCCCTCTCCGGCGTAAACAAAGAAATCAAATCAACTCAGTCGCAGCTAAAAGACGTCAACAAACTCCTAAAGCTCGACCCGACAAATACCGCGCTGCTCGAACAGAAACAGAAGCTCCTACAACAGGCAGTCTCCGAAACGAAGGAAAAGCTCACACAGCTGAAGTCCGTGCAAGACCAGATGGATGCTGGACTTAAAAACGGTACCGTCACCCAGCAGCAATATGATGCATGGCAGCGTGAGATCATAGAGACCGAAAACGAGCTCAAAAACCTCGAACAGCAGTGTCGGGAAACAGATACTTCTATCACGGCAACACTCCGGGCGACCGGCTCTAAACTGCAGGAGGTCGGCGGGAAAATATCTGATGTCGGCACGAGCCTATCGACGCATGTAACGGCTCCCATTGTCGCCATCGGCGCTGCCTCCATTGCCGCCTTTAACGAGGTGGATGCTGGCCTCGACATCGTTGCACAGAAAACCGGCGCTACAGGTGATGAGCTGGAGGATATGTGCCAGATCGTAAAAGACCTCGCCACGGAGATACCGACGGACTTCGAAACTGCCGGTGCTGCTGTCGGCGAGGTCAACACCCGTTTCGGCCTGACCGGGCAGGCGCTGGATGACCTCTCGGCAAAATTCATCAAGTTTGCCCAGCTCAATGATACCGATGTTTCGACATCTATCGACAATGTATCCTCCGTCATGAACGCCTTCGGCATGGACGCTTCCGTGGCAGATAATCTTCTGGATGCTTTAAATGCCACCGGTCAGGCCACCGGCATTGATATGGATACACTGGCAAACGCCCTCTCCTCTAATGCCGCGCAACTGAAGGAAATGGGACTCACCGCCCAACAGGCCGCTGGCTTTATGGGCATGGTAGAAATGTCAGGTCTTGATACCTCTGCCGCCATGATGGGCTTAAAGACCGCCATGAAAAATGCAACGGCAGACGGTAAAACACTGGATCAGGTGCTTGCCGAATTTTCTGCTACCATGCAGGGAAGCGGCAGCGATGCAGAAAAACTGCAGGCGGCCTATGACCTTTTCGGAAGTAAGGCCGGTGCCTCCATTTATAATGCCGTGCAGACCGGAAAGCTCAACCTGTCGGATTTCTCCGGCTTCCTCGGAGATTTTGAAGGCAGTGTCGAGAACACCTTCAATGAGACACTCGACCCGATTGACCAGTTCCAGATGACCATGAACTCTCTGAAGGAAACCGGTGCAGAGGTCGGCAACTCCCTGATGTCAGTTCTCGCTCCTGTCCTTAAAGAGCTCTCTGACAAGCTAAAATCCCTCGCCGAATGGTGGAACAACCTCGGAGAGCCTATGCAGCAGATGATCGTGAAAATTGCGCTCGTGGCTGCTGCAATCGGGCCGGTACTTGTAATCGTCGGTAAGGTTATATCCGCTATTGGTACCATTATGACGATTATTCCTACTGTTACCACTGCTATGGCCGGAGTAAAGACAGCGATGGCTGGTCTGAATGCTGTCATGGCGGCAAATCCGATAGGCCTGATCATTACGGCCATCGGTCTGCTGGTAGCTGCATTTATCTACCTGTGGAACAACTGCGAGGGCTTTAGAGAATTCTGGATCAACCTCTGGGAAAATGTCAAAGAGATCGCCATTACTGTATGGACGGCGATCAAGGACTTCTTCGTCAGTGTCTGGGAGGCAATAAAGAACACCTTCACCACTGTGGTAAATGCAATCAGCAGTTTTCTTACCACAGCTTGGAATACGATAAAAAGCACGGTCGAAGCCGTGATGAATGCCATAAAGACGGTTATCTCTACGATCTGGAATGGCATCAAGAGCTTTTTTGAAACCATTTTCAATGCAATCAAAACTGTGGTGACCACCTATTTCAATATCTACAAGACGATCATCGAAACCGTCCTGAACGTGATAAAAACCGTGGTTACTACTGTTTGGAACGCGATAAAAACAGCTGTTGAAACTGTCGTGAATGCCATAAAGACGGTCATCACCACCGCATGGAATGCCATCAAGACTACGACCTCTACGATTTTCAATGCCGTAAAGAGCGTGGTCACTTCCGTTTGGAACGGCATAAAGAGCGCGGTCATGAATGTGGTGAATACCATGAAATCCGGCATCAGCAACGGCTTCAATGCGATCAAGAGCACGGTGTCCAATATCGTAAATGGAATCAAGAGTACCATCTCGAATGTGTTCAATACCATCTGGAGCACGGTATCCGGCATCGTAAACAAGCTAAAGAGCGTATTCAATTTCAGCTGGAGCCTGCCGAAGATCAAGCTGCCGCATTTCTCCATCACAGGCAGCTTTTCGCTGAACCCGCCATCCATACCGCACTTTTCTGTGGACTGGTATAAGAAGGCGATGTCCGGCGGCATGATCTTAAAGGATGCGACCATCTTCGGCCAGAGCGGCGGCACGCTTCTTGGCGGCGGTGAGGCCGGTGATGAAGCTGTGGTCGGTGTGAGCTCGCTGCGTTCCATGATTCAGGATGCAGTAAGCAGCGCTACCCTCAGTGTTTCAGGCGACCAGCCTCTCATCAATATCGAGGAAATGAGTGTCAGAAGCGACGACGATATCCGGAAGATTTCTCAGCAGCTCAATACTCTGCTGACTGCCGGACGCAGGGCGAAAGGACTGGTGTAACATGGGATTTTCATTTAACGGAACAACCTCCCAGTCTATGGGACTTGCGACAAGA